CTCTCCCAGCCAAAAGAAGAAGTCCAGTCATAAAACTTTGATAGTCTGCATCTCCTTTAATGTAACTACCGTGAATTAGCATTCCTTCCATACCTGTAGAAGCTATTTCCCATGAGCCTCCGCCATAATAGCGCCCACTGTAAGCGTCAGGGAAAGTATCCGGGTCTCCTTGCCCGCCGCCAACATTTACAGTTTTTCTTTCTTGCGGGCAGCGAGATTGCCAAAATCCTTTTTCAAGAATGGCGACATCTGGCACTGTCATTTCTACATGATGAGTCATTTCATGAAGAACCGTAGAAAGACCGTCGTTTGCGTATAACTTAATTGTACGAGTCCAGGGTTGATAAGAAGCTCTTCCATTTCCGCTTGAAACTTTCATTGTGTTAATTGGTTTCTCATTTGCTTGTCTGACCCAATCGCTAGGAAAGAACGCAGAAGCTTGACCAATAGAACTTTGAATCTCAGCTCTTCTTTTTTTGTTGCTTCCTACTATATTATTTACATTTACACTATTTTCAGGTCCACCAAATGCGCGAAGATTATTAAGAGTTTCCCACATTACAGCTGTGTAAAGTTTATTGTAAGGGTCACCGCTTTTTGAAGCATCTATATACTCTTTACGTGCTGTATCAGATAAAGGTTTCGCAGAGTCGTATTGCGCGTTTAAAGAATCAAATTTACTTTGTATTTGACTTTGATTCTCTAAAATACTTTGATTGATTAAAGTAGCGCTACTTAAGCTTGAGTATCTTTCTCCGCAGTAAAGTTGTAGAATGCCTGCTTGTATAGAATATTGATTTGGCATTACAAAACGAGAACTCTCTACAGAAGCAGATTCCTGTCTAAAGACGCCAAGTTCTTTGTACGCATCAGCTTTTGAAGCTAAAATGTCTCTCAATGGGACAGAAATAGGTCCATCAACTCCTTGCCCGTTTACAACTGCTGAGAACGACATTTCTCTAGTTAATGTAAGACCTCCACCAAGTTGTCTATCGACTGGGCCAATACCGTAAAGAGATATGCCATTTGTAAAAACTTCTGAGTTTCCTGGGCCAGTGGCTCTAGTAAACGCATCTATTTGTTGTTGACTAAATCCAAATTGTAAAAGTGAATCAGAAAAAATAGAAGCGCTTCTATCTCCAATTTCAAGAGAATATATAGCCGCCAATCCACCTGCATACTCTTTTGTTTCTTGCGATGCGTTAGCTTGTTTACCTAAAGAATCTTCATAGTTTTGTTTTAGTCGAGCTAAGTCTTCTGTTGTTATAGGAGTTAAGCCTTGCTCGTTGGCAAGCTCAGAAGTTTTAGCGTTAACAAACTCAGTGACTTTATTTCCAAAGACTCTTGACACATCAACCATATTTTGTCTAGCTTGTCTTGTTGCATCAGTCTCACTGAAGACAAGGCCTTTAGTTTTTTCGAACTCAGTTTTATGCTCTTCAATAGCTTTACTCATTGCTTCTCGAAGTTTCTTAGTTTCTTCTGGAGGGTAAAGACGTTTTGCTTCCTCTTGCTTTGGTTGAACTACAGTTGCTGCTGGTTTAACTTCTTTAGATTTAGTATGCTCGTAAGTCTTGTTTCTACTTACTGCAACAGTTACTCGCTTACCGTCTGATTGACGAACGCCTGTGATACGAGCATAGTTTGGATTTTTATCATCTTTAATACTTTCAATTGTGATGTTCCCGTGAGAACCAATGTGAAAACTATCGCCTGGTGACATGTCAGAAACTTTTGCAGTTGTTACGCCACTTTGCGTAGAACTCCCTCCACCAAAGCCAAAGCGACCATGACTATCACGCGGCTGGTCTGGGTCATACTTTGTTATTGAAGGAGCCCAACCTTTGACTACTGGTTTCCAATCATCACTACGCAAAACTCCGTAGGACATTAGAGAATCTCCAGCACAACCTCGTTGTCTACAATCTCAGTAACAATTAGTTCTTGTCCTGGAAGAATGCGACCTGTTGGCAAGTACTTGACAACCGCGATTGCAGCAGAGGTTGGTTTAACTGATGAGAAGATAACAGTGCCGTCATCAGTAAGAATGTCTCCAACTTGCAAAGACTTAAGGACGTCTAAATCAATGCTCTTGTAAGCGGCTTGACTGTCGTAAGACTTCACAACTTCAGTGCCAGCAAACTTTTTCATTGAATCGTCTTGCATTTCACTATTCCAAGGACCGTCTTTTTCTGTGTCTGTAGCGATATAAGCTGCAACAGTCTTTTCATTTAGTTCTCGAAGTGCTGTGATTCTGTGGTTACCATCTGCAACAACAAATCCCTTGTCAGTCTTTACAAGAATAACTGGGTGAATCATCTTTCCGTTAAGAATGTCTTGTTTGATTTCTGCAACATGCTTTTCACTAATTGTAGACTCAGGGCGAGCTAAAATAACATCATCTAAAGAAACTTTAGGTTCAAATGACCAATCGGCATCCTTTACCCACTTAATGATGCTCTTCTTATAATGCTGCTTTAAGTAATTCCAAACAACTGCTATAAGAGGGTTGTCTGATTTCACAAGGTTTGGCTCAGCGGCCGCTGAAATGTCATATCTTCCGCCTGGGCCGGTGCGAGTATATGAAACACCATATAAAGCATCTCGAGTTGCCATGTCCGCTGCTGCTGAAGGACTATCAAGAGCTACAGAAGCAATATCTTCTGCTCGAGCATCAACTGCAGCCTGGTCAAGAGCATTTTCTTCAGCGTAACGTTGTGCGTAAAATGGCACAGATACATCGCTAAAAGGATTATCTGCAATATCTCCAGCAGTTACATCTGCTGGGTCTGCATACTCAAGAACACAGTTACAATTAGCCGCACCTTCGCAGAACTCACCAAATCCACCGTCACCAGGCCAACATGGAAGTGTGTCAATAGTATACATTTCTTCGTCACGTTCAGCGCAAAGATCGCAAGGATTATCGCTTTCAGTGTGCCAGATAATTACTGAACTTGGTGCAGTTTCAAAGTCTCCACCATCATCTGCTGTCATTTCTCCATTGTCGCCCATTAAGTCTGCGCCAATAGCTCCAGCAAGTAGACCAATGCCAACCATTCCTGCCAATTCAAGAAGAGAAGACATGCCGTCTCCTCCGTCTGTCATATCTGTCATGTCTGTCATGTCTGTTGCATCAGTAGTATCTGTAGTGTCTACAGCATCGTTATTGTACATGTCATCCAACGCTGAGTAATCGTCAACTGTTGTTGGGTCAACTGTAGCGTTATCTTGATTGTCTTCTGCAAGAGTTGAGTTGCCAAGTGCTTGACCAGACAAAACAGCAAGACCAAAGCCTTGCTCATATGCAGGAACTAAAGTACGTGCATAAAGATTAAGTCTTTGAGCGAGTTTGGCCCGTGTAACTGCTCCTTTAGTGAGGTCACTGCCTTTTAAGTCTTGAGCAAGACCAGTAAGAAAATCACGTTGGCCTTGAGCACGACGATAAGCAAGAACTTTAAAGTCATGTGGAGTAATTGCAGAAACTTTAGAGTGAGTTAATGCAGCATTACGAGCACCTGCGTTTAGCGAAGCATGGTACCCGTGTTGAAGCACTTTAACTCCATAGTCAATAAAACCAATCATTCCAACTTGTGGATTATTGATTTCATTAGCTAAAAGATTTAGAGAAGTCACTACATGGTCTGAGATTTCACTGATGCTTTCTTTACGATTAGCAACACGGTCTGCAATTCTTACAACTTGCTTTCCTTTGTTAATGGCAACGTTAAAGTTAGAACCTTGAGACATCAAAGTCTTTACAACTTCAAAAGCATCTTCTGGAATAAACTCTGGAGACCACTTAGCGATCGGTTTACCCTTCTTTAGAAAACGACGAAGAGCGTCAAACTCAGATTGAACTGCTTTACTTACAGCTTTCTTTTGTTTTTTTCCTGAACCATGAAGTGGAGTGCTTGAATTAGAATTTGGTTGAACTATTGCAGGAGCTCCACCACCTCCACCTTTTGGACGTCCACCGATTCCAGGAGTTCCTGTACTTGTAGCTCCTGCTGCTGCTTCTTGTCCACCTTGAAGAACTGGTGGCGCTTTATCTTTACCTTGAGGAAGTTGCCCAGGCAATGCAACTTGTGCTGGAACTGCTGCTTGACCTTGACCAGACGGTGATGTGGTGTTTGTAGCAAGAGCATCGCCAGAAAGTTGAGCGTCTGCAGCAGCTGGGTCAATGTTACCAAGAGTAGAAACCCCAGTAGCTGACATGTAGACCGGGTCACTTGTAAGAGGAAGTCCCCAAGGATTAAGTCCCATTTGAGAACGAGCTTCATCAATAGAAAGAATGCCGGTGCTAATAAGAGTCTTAAAGTTATTAGCCATTGATTCTTCGTCTTCGTTATTTTCAAGACCAGACCAAATGAATTGCATATCATCTTGGCGGCAAATATCTTGGAGGATGTGGTCAAAGATAGAAGTCTTGAGCCATTGAAGCATTGGCTTTAATGCTTTGCGCTTGTTAATGTCAGAACTTGCTTTAGCTGCAGAATCTGCAGCACCTTGACTTGACGACTTTGAAGCGCCTACTCCAAGTTCCATTGGCATAACATCATATGCCATGCAAATCATATTGAGAAGAACATCGTCAATTTGACCGGCAAGTTCAATTGGCTTTTGCGGTTTAGCGTCAGAGCCTCGTGGAAGAACGATGATTTTGTGCTTCCAAGCTTGGTCTCCAGCAAGAGCATTCAAAGTATCTTGCAATTGACGAATTTGTTGAGGAGTACTAATGTCGTCTCCTGGAATGATAAACTGTCCAGGAATGGTGCCTTCACTAAAGAACTCAAGTTGGTATTGCTGACGACGCAAGCCCGTCATAACTGGAACAATAGCTCTTTCAATTCCAGGAAATCCGTAAGGAGTCCAGGAGCGACGAGTATATGGAAGGTAAAGAAGCTGGTCTGCACGATAGTCAGCGACAGGCTCGTCCATTTCTTCAATATCTGCTTCAAGAATAATGTCCATCAAGTCAGTGCGAGGAACTCCCCACAAGTATTGCTGGTATCCAGGAGCAGGCGGGCGAGGAGTTCCACCTCGAACATCAAGCAACGGACGAATAGTTGTACCGTCAAGAACTTCAAGAGCAGCAAGGTCAGAGCCAAGAAGCCCCTTGCCAGGAACTCGAGATGGGTGAATGTAAAGTGACAAAGCATCAACTACAAAAACGTCTTCAAGAACAGCGCCTAGCCAACCAGAGAAATCGTGGTAGTTAGGGTCGGGTCGCTTGAAAAACTTAAGAGCTTTAGCA